TCAGGTTCATCCCCGTATGGAAGAAATGACAAAACCTGAAAAATCTAAACCTTTACCCGGTGTCTGGCCAATGAATAAAATGGGATTTTTCTTTGCTGGTACTGGAGGTACTAATCTTCATGACTCTCCGATACGAAGGGCTAGTTATGATTTTGGAGATGAAGAAAAAAGTTTTATTGTTAAAAATTGTACTGTTATGCCTGCTATACGAGAAGAGCAAATTTTAAATTATAAAGGAGTAGAGACTAAATTTTCTCCTTGGACCAAAACTGATGAAAAACGGATGCGTACTGGTACTCCTGCTATACATGATGATTTTGTTAAGATGTTTCAGCGTGATCCTAGTTTCTTCTATGAGGATTTGTTCGGTAAACAGAAACGTCATGGCCCTAGAATTTTGACTTTTTATGAAGTCATGGCCAAGTCTGTTTATCTTGATGGAGCGAACAGTGCTGCATCTCTTGGGACCTTTGGTAAGCTCTACCCTCAGTTTAAAGATCGTAATGACATTTTCAACAAGGAACGTAATTGGATTCACCCTCTTTTTTTAAAATATTTGGAAGAGATGTTTGAACTGGGACGGCATGGTATACCTTATACTTTAGCCATGCAGTGTATAAAAGATGAACTTCTGCCTGTGGAGGATGTCGTTAATGGCAAAGCCAGAGCATTTGCAGTAGCTGATGTTGCTGTATATTTTATAGTTATGGCTCTTTTTGGACAAGCTATATTTTATATAAAAGAAAATGAAAAAGGTCCTTTTGTGTTTGGTTATAACCCTCATAGTTGTCAAGTTAATGATATATTTAACAAGTTGGATATGAACGGCAATCTAACTGGAGAAGATGCATCTGCTAACGATTTTTGTACGGTTGATTATGTTGCTTATTGTTTAATATGGAGCCTGACGACTCAGTTTTATGGCATTTTACCTGGTCATCCAGATTATGCACTTTATATGAATTGGGGTATGACTGTGGTTCATTTTGGGTGGCTGAGAGGAAATAATGTTCATTGGAATCTTCGTGGTATGCAGAGTGGTCATCCTTTAACATCATTGTTAAATTCATATTTTCATTTTATATGTCGAAAATTTGTATTTTATGGTTTATATCCTGGAGAACGTTTTAGAGAAAAAGTTAGATATATGGGTCATGGAGATGATGCTAATAGTTCTGTCTCAAAAGATTGTCCAGATTATAATATGGAAAGCTGTGCTGCTGCATTTTTGATATTGTTCGGGATGGTGTTGACAAGTTCTGATAAGAAAAAAGCTTCCAGTCCTTACTTGGAAGATAACAGTAAAATGGAATTTTTGTCTAGACAATATGATTTTATAAAAGTAGGTGATAAGAAACGTATGGTTCATAAACTCAAAAAAGAATCTATTTTTGGTTGTTTGAACTATATTAGAACAGATGAATTGTCAGAGTTTGATGCCATGCAAGCGAATATCCGCGTGGCTCAGATAGAAGCGGTCTATCATGGAAAAGAGTTTTTTAATCAATTAAAGCGAGATATAGAAGTCTCTACTACAAAAGAAGGTTATACTTTTGTTATTGAGACCTATGAGTCTATGTATAATAGGTGGAGAGATAATTATTATCTTACTGATTCGCCAGTCGTAGGACCAAAATACGACCCATTTTATGTGTCTTTTTAAAACACTTAGTCACGGGACTATAAAGGCCCACGCTGGCATCGTACTGCAAGTAGATAGATCTTTCGGCTATAGCTCAACCCCGAATTGCTTCTACGAAATTAAATTTGAGCCTGATTTATCAGTAATTACTTAAGGTTAGTCGCCCAAGACTATGAACCAAC